TATAATCAGTTTCTGGCTGTTTATATCCTTTACTAGCTCTCACAACAATCTTTTTGCCTAAAATTTTATCTTGTATAGTTTTTTGTAAATTATTTTTTAATGATTCTGTACCACTTTTTAATTTAGTATCAAATTTAGTAAAATCGGGTAATACATCGTAGGTTTTTACATCTACAGACGGTTGTGTTTGTGATTTAACTGGTTGAATAGTTGGTTGAACGGGTACAGAAGGATTTTGTTGCGGAGTTTGAGGTTGACCTTCTTGTTCATATTTCATCCCATTAAAACCTTCGGTACATGGTAAACTACCTTGTTTATATCCAATTAAATTAGGATCCATATCAGGATCGTTGTGTTGAACCAAACCATTTTCATCTGTATATGTATCCACTGGTTCTATATTAAAAGCAGGAGTTGCATATGCTGGTTGACTATATACTTGATTTTCTAATTTGTAATTAGCACTTCGGTTGATCGGTTTAGCTAACGTATAACCTAATTGTGTATAAGTATCTGGTCTAGCTCCCCTCTTTGAGAACGCAAACGGTGTTCTAGCAGCATCTCCTCCTACAGCAACAGGACCAGAAGCAACTGGACCTGTACCTGTGGTACTAGCCTCATTTTTAGCTCTTAATTTACTTAAGAGTTTCTTAATCTTGTGTTTTAGGTGTGGTTTCATTCTTTAACTTTTGAATTTCTTCAACCAATTCGTAAGCGTTCAACAATGAAGTTAATTGATTTTCTCGGACTACACCAATAACATTTTTAGTGGAAAACTGACTAACTATCTCTGTAATTTTAATCTTTACTATATCAGATTTAATTGTTTGAAGATTGTCTTTTAGAATGAGACTGACTCTCTTATATTCTTCGTTTACAAATTTGGTAAATTTGCTCGAATTGCTGATGTTTGTAATATACTCTTTGAGTAACTTCTTTTGAGCCGGTAATAAATTACTATACTTAGTATTGAAATTTTCTATTAAAAACTTATAAGCTAACAATCTTACTTCAGCACTTTGACTTCCGTAAACATCCAAACTTTCTTCATCACTCTTCTTTTCCTTGGTTAAGTTCTCAACTATATATTCTCTGGATTCTATTAATTCCGTAATATCAAACTTAACGTTCGAATCTGATTGGGTTTCAAACAATTTATAAATTGAAGCATATAATTTATAATTTGGAATTTTATTCTTTAGAAATTCGTCAATATTATATTTTTCTTTTATCTCTTTAATTACGTTATATTTTTGTTTATTTAATTCAAGTTCGTTTAATTTTGCACGTGTTTGTAGTACTACATTTAAAATACGATCAGCTGCGTTTTCATCTTTGCTGGTTTGTTGTATTACAAAATTGTATAACTGTGCTTCTTTGCCAAGTTCCTTACTTTCGTGGAAGTACTTAAACATCAAATTTTTGGTAAACGACTCATCCCTACCCGCCAAAATATCTGCAGTAATTTGACGCGTAAGAAGTTCAAACAATATTCCGGCATTCTTGAATTTTGAATGTTTTGCTTTCTTATGCATAATATTAATTATAAATATATCAGAACTCCTTAAATATATAGGATTTATGTTTATTCTTTTATATTTCTTTCATCCATGTAGGATTTTTCTTCTCCTTCTCTTAAAATTTTCTTTTCCTCTTCAACTGTATTTAACATATTAGTCAATCCTTTGAGAGATTCTAATGATAGGGGAGACTTGTTTTTGTACTTGTGAGTTACTGATAAATCACTACGTCTATTGTTTTCTAATGTACCAAGCGGATCTTCGCCGAATGGATATTTTCTTGCATTTTTTCTGCCAGTTTGATCACGTTCAGATAACTTGGCAGGAGTAGGAGCTTTAGTTTCGCCACCACTAGCAGCTGCTGGTTCTCCAGTCGTTGGTTCAGTTGGCGGTTCAGTTGGCGGTGTACCACCCGAATCTCCGCCGGTCAATCCACCGTCGGTTTCATCCCCAGTTCCTCCATCCGGACCACCACCTTCTTCTTTATCAGAGTCGCTTGATTTTAAGAACTTAATAGCTGGGTCATTTCCTTCTTCTTCGATTTGTTTAAATCTATAATTTCCCTTAGCATCATCGATAAGTTGTTTTTGTAATTCGATCATGTCTTGATCTGTAAGACTAAATACATTTTCATAAATCCACTTTTTACTGAAGAATTTATTTTCTTGCATGTCTTTGCTAACATCAACCTTACTCTTCCAAACATCAATCTTTTCTTTTTCAAATATAGTGGATGGATTAGTAAGTTCAAGGCTGAAATCCACCAACGATTCGTCACGGTATCCCTGTGAATATAAATGAATAACGGCGATCTTATTCAATTCACTAACAATAATTCTTTGAACTCGTTGAATTGTACGAGCAAAACGAATATCTTCAGCTGCTAATGTAGCTTTACCAGATAGAGATTCATCATAACCTAAAAATGCCTTAGGAATCTTGAGTGCCGCCATCATCTTGTTACGTAGATATTCGATATCATCAGTTCCTGTCCACTCAAGACCTGGTAAATTATCAATACTAGTACCACTATCACTACCACGAACAGGTAAGAAAAAGTCTTCAACCATGTTTTGTAGATTGAAACGTAAGTTATAGTCTCCTGTTTGTTGATCCAAATAAGGAGTCTTTTTCATTTGGTTCATAATACGTTCCATATGGTTATCAACTTCATTTGGAGGTATACTACCAATATCAACTTTGAAAATACGTTTTTCAGGTGCGCGCATGATACGATGAATTAACATTGCGTCTTCCATCAAACTTAATTGTTTCCAAACACGTCGTGCGCCTTCCAACATACTCTTACCATATGGTAAAAAGTTACTGTCGCTCAATAAACGGAAATGTGCAATTTGATAATTTTCTAAATCTTCCATTTTGTTTCCATATGGAAGATTGACTTGAAACTTAACAAAGTTCTTGTTTGTCAACACAGCATTTTCTACACGGGTAACATAATAGGTACTCAGAGGTTCTACCATGTAGACACCGTATTCAGGACTAATATGCAGACGGAGATAGAAATCTCCGTACTTAACCATACAACGAGTCCAACTCCAAAGATTGAATTCAATATTTAGAATATCGTAGAACAAATTATGTAATATATTCTTGATTTCATCGTTTGTGGATTTGATTTGTAGAATTTCTCCCATTTCATTTCTGGTTGTACATTCATCCGAGTAAATGTCCAATGCAGATGCTAGAATTGGATCCATATCCATCGTATCATAATCACGAAATAGTTCTACACGACTGCTTTGATATGATAGATTAAAGTCTCTGGTATATTGATTATATGAACTTGTACGTAATCTATTAAATCGATCTCTTAAACTATTACGATCCGTAGCATACTGAATTTCATCAGTATCAATAACCTTTAACTTTTTACCTCCGATATTACGAACGATTACATCGTTTGAAAACAAACGTTTCAAACGTGCAAATAATGAACGATTTCTTAATTCCTGAAATGATTGATCTGCCATATATTATTCTAGTATATAAGTATTTACATTAACCAAGTTAAACTTTCTTTTTTATCTTTAACTGTAAATTCCATAGTTTTATGATGATCTGGTACGGTGCTTACTTCTTTAGGTAGTATTATTTGACTAGAAACCTTGGATATTTTAGAAATCATAGCCTTGTTATAAGCAATTTGATCGTTTCTAAGTTTCAAAGCAGTTTCACGAACCCATAAACCAATACCTATAGACATTACTAAATCATCGTTGTAGCCTTTCATGGCTTCCGCTCTTGGACCGTTCCAAGTAAATACATTTAACTCTTCATATAATCTTTTAGACTTCATAATTATTTGTTTTTGTCTAAAAAATAATTCCAAATTACTTATAATCAATGGTCTATTTTTACTGGTTGTAGTAAAGCCAGCAACTAATTTTTTATCGGCTGAATTTAACTTATTGGAATATGATCTTTCCACGTCTACAACGGTTAAATCGGTTGCGCTATAAAATGTATTTTGATAATTTCTGTCGATGATCTGTTGTAATGTAGCCCATCCTATATTATTATTTTCTACAACCAACAATGCATTATTATATTCTGTCGCTATACTAACTAATAAATTACCATAATCCTTTGTAGTTAACTGACCTTTATACTCAGCTACTTGTTCCATCGTTTCGACATCTATAACGTGGAACGCACTAAAATCTCCACCGTCTCCTCTAGCACAATCAGCGGTCAATATGTAGTTTTTACTATAATTTGGATAATCCCAGATCCACAGATCTTGATTATTACCTCGTTTTTCTACAGGATCTTTTAGATACGTTTGTCTATAAAATTCAAGAACTTCTACGCTTACCACTTGATTACCGGATGTAGAAAAGTCACAATCACATTCTTGAGCTGCTCCTTTTACTCCGGA